TGTAGCTGAATCCTTTGATCCATCCATGTGTAATCTCGTAATCACTCCTCCATTTTTAACATCACTAATATTATTAACAAATCTATTTCTAATATCTTTAACATTCGAAACCCTAATCTTCATTTTGATAACACTAACGTCATAATCGGGATAATCAACTGAATTAACATCCTCTTTACTAATTGCAATATTTTTATAAGAATTTGTATTCACAAACAGCTTTTCATGATACTTGTTATAAACATGATGAGGAACCATCAACGTTGAACCATCTACGAATAATCCATAACACATAAGTTTATCATTGTGCATTATTTGACAAATATTTTTCTGTACTGAAACACTCTGTTGGGCATTTAAATAAAGGTCGGCTTCTTTAATAATTCCAGCTTGCTTAAATCTAATAGCATCAAGATTTAATTGAGCCGATACTTTTGTTGGAACAAAAATTTTAGCATAATCTTTATCCCCGCATACAACTCTTTTAGCCTCGTACTGTTCACCAAAAATCGTTATTAACCTAGTACTATCTGAATCAGTTACTTCTTCATCCGGATATTTTGATTTGTATATCTTATAAGTAGCATAAGACAACATCAAGAAAACTACGCTGGATACTCCAATTAAATGTTCACTAGTTTTACTTTTGACATAATTTTCAAACTTAATATAATCAAAATTGGTATGTGTTATATACCGCGATTGTCCAGCGGGATAAAAATAAACTCCATTATAAGCTTCTCCGTCCCATGCACAATTCCTAATTCTTTCACGAGCTTCTCTTTGAATTTTATAATCTTTTGGTTCATCATCCTTAATAAAGTCGTCTGGTTTAAAATAATCCACTTTTGGTTTAATAAATCCTCTCACTGCAAACATTTTAATCGATTCATACCAACTATCCGGTGACTCAGGAATTGTATCATCCATTTGAACAGTAGTACCAATTTCATAATAATCATCGTCTTTAAAATCATCATCATCAAATCCTTCCAATTTAATAACTTCCTCTTTCTCTTTCTCTTTTTCTTTTCCTGAATCTTTGTCAATATACCAATCATACTGTTCTGCTTTACTAATTAATTGATAGAAATCTATTTCGGGTTCAGGAACAGCTGTTCTCCATTGTTTATAATTTTTTCCAATAGTTACTAACATCTCCGGCATATCCATCCAAATCTCTCTAGATCCTTTATTCTTACAATTCAGTTTTGCATATTTGTCCTCAGATATCAATTTTCTTGGTGGAATAACCTTTCCATTTCTACTAACAACAAACGCTTGAGTTTCACTGGACGGTCTCTCACAATCATTAGTAGTTGAAGCAACAGTAACAACCAACGATACTCTACGATTTAAGGCATCGGAGTTTGTAATGGATTTAACAAGCTGAGGCCATGCATCAGGATGATGATTTGTAGTAACAATGACAGAATTTGGTGCACACCTCATACCTTTGTTACTAAGCTCAGCCATCGATGGTCTAAAATTTGCTATTCCGACAAGATTTAAAAAATCATAAATTTCTCTTGAGGGATTTGATGCATTATCTGATCTGGACAAGAAGTCATCAAAACGAACTTGTGAACATCCTGTTTTTAAACCATCCCAATGATCAGAAGCATTACTATATTCATAAATAAAATCCTCCGGGTGTTCCACTTTTTCTTCTTTAATATCGCATCTAACAAGCGAATCACCAATTTTAGAAGCAAGATGTGACTTTCCAGCGCCAGGTGCACCATAGAAAACTAAACAAAAGGGTTGAGATCTTGCCCCATTATCTTGCTCTTTAATACTATCAGGTACGGGAGGCATCATCTGTTTAATAATACCAACATCTCCAATATTCGCTCTCTTAATTTCATCATTACAATCTTTCCACAATTTTTTACCTACTCTAATCTTCGTTGCAGTCAACTGTTCCATATTATTATCTAAAATCCATGACCTAAAAATAAACACCGCAGGGTATTTATGTTTAATCAATTCATATTTATTTCCAAACAAAAACGTATTAACACATTCCGGTAAAAAATCACTTTTCTCAATAAACGCAGTTAAACTTGTACTCAATTTTAACGATTCATCAAATAACTTAGTAACATTATAACCTTTAAAATCATCAACTCCTATTAATTTACTTGAAAGAATAGCAACAAAAAACAATAACGGACTGTAATTTGATTGGAAAAAACTCAATTTATCTATTCTTGAAACAGCAGCAGTAATAAATTGCAAAGGAACCATATTATTACACAAAGCCAAGTCTCCAAAAAATTCTAATATAATGTATTTGGTCTCATATTTTGCTACCAATCTTAAAATTGATTTACAAGCCAAAACAAACATAGTCAATATTTTATCCTTATTATCCTGTAACACTTTTGAGATCATTGAATAAATTGAACTCATCGCTCCTCCAACAGCACTTTTAACTAACATCTCTGTAATTGAATTAATAAAACTACTAACAGCAGCACTAACAGAAAAACTTTTAATTCTACCTAAAAACTCAAACATTTTAGTACAAATACTACCTAAATTATCGCTAATCCCCTGATAAGAAACTTGATTGAATAACGTAGAATGTAATTCAAAAAATTTTTCTCTGTTGTCAAACATATTTATATATTTTAAAGCTAAAGCATATTTAATTCCTAAATGAATAGGTTGTCTTCCATTAAAACAGGCAACATTAACTATTTTATTATTATAACTATCTTCCAACTTCAATCCAATAACTTCAGAATACACTCTAGCTAAACTAAAAATCTCATCCGTATTAATTATTTCATTAGGGAACTTGATCTCAATGAAACAATCAGAATCATGAACAGCCTCATAACAAAATGGACATTTAATCATTCCTTTCTCCATACAATCATTACAATAATATCTTCCATCTACTCCACATCCCAAACAAAAATCTACAGACTCATTAAAAACTATAACATCCCTAAAACTTCCATTTTGATATTGCAACACATTTCCTTTAAAGCAAAAATGTCTGCCAGATTGGAACACGCAATCTTTCCAATCATTAAAAACTCTTTTAACTTCTTCAATCTTATTATCTACTTCTTCACTAAGATGCTCAATTAATTTATAGTTGCTAGAGCTAGCAACTTCAACATCACAATCATCTGAAACAATCTCTTTATTCTCATTTAAATTATTGATATTTTTAGAGTTGTTATCATCAACTTTACCATCAACCTCGGATTCAGGTTGGTTATTACAGCAACTAACATCTTTATTATTTTGAAAATTTGAACATGACATACTAAATTCCGCGGGGTTTCCCCTGGCGATACCCGTGTCCGTTTCGTTAACAGCGCTCGCTCCCTCAGCTGGGTTCCGCGAATTGCTTGCATCTCCCACCTGGGCGTCCAGTCTAATCGGACCCTGTGGTGGACCAGCCTTATTGCTCAATGCGTCGGGAATGGAAGAACTACTTGCTAGGCACTAGGGTTTTGTGTTGTTATACTCAACAAGAGTGATTTTTGACAGGTAATCTAACCCCCCTTTCTTAATTTTAGAAACTGCTAAAACTTGTATGGGGCCTAAAAGGGTAATCCATACTTGATCGGGTTCAGGTAAACAGTCCGTGTTTACTGCGGCATCAATTAGTTGATGAGACTGTCAGATATTCGCTACCAACTGCGTTAAATTTTAGTAAATTTAAAAAACAAATAAAATAAAATATCCACAATTCAAGACAAATTGTGGACATAGCGGCACGAACACCGCGTGAAAATATAATAAAATGCATCTTATCTGGGTAAGATCAG